TATAAAAAAACGCAAAGTGAAAGAGGAGCCGTTCTGATGGGAGCTATACAAAGCCTTCAGCGTCAGGTTCTGAGCCTGATCGGGCGTGCGGTGGTGAAGAGTATCAACGCCGCCAGCAAATGCCAGACGGTCGATGTCGAATTACTGGCAGGCCAGGGAAAGGCAGGCATTGAACATCTTGAGCCCTATGGTTTTACATCCCGAGCTAAATCCGGCGCAGAGGCCGTTGTGCTCTTTCCGGATGGCGATCGATCCCATGCTGTAGTGGTGAGTATCTCCGATCGCCGGTACCGAATTAAAGGACTGAAAACCGGAGAGGTCGCTTTCTACGATGACCAGGGGCAGACAGTCACCCTCACACGAAACGGCATCGTTGTTGATGGCGGCGGAAAAGTCATCACCTTCAAAAATGCCCCTAAAGCCCGTTTTGAAATGGATATCGAATCGACAGGACATATTAAGGACTTATGTGATTCTTCTGGTCTGACAATGGCCGCAATGCGCGTGACCTATAACGGGCACAAACATAAGGAGAACGGAAATACCACTGACACACCTGATACGGAAATGGAGGGGTAATGGAGCTCTGGTTAACAGTAAACGGAAAAACCGTCAGTGCCAGCTCTCAGCTCGATCCGCTCACCCGCGCAGTGGTGATTTCTTTATTCACTCACCGGCGCGCCGATCCTGATGACAATGTTGATGTACCTATGGGGTGGTGGGGGGATACCTGGCCTGTTGTTGCGAACGATCGATATGGTTCAAAACTCTGGTTACTGCAGCGCAGCAAACTGACGAATGCACTCGTGAATACTGTTCGTAACTATCTGCGTGATGCTCTCCAGTGGATGCAGGAGGATGGCGTGGTGACGCGTATCGACATTGATATCCAGCGAACGGGTATTAACGAACTGGGAAACAAGATTGTTCTCTGGCGCCGGGATGGGCCTGTAACTATTTCCTTTAACGACCTGTGGAGCGTAATCACCAATGGCGGACAGTGAATTCCGGCGGCCAACGCTGGCCGAAAATATTAGCATGATCCGCACAGACCTTTTTGCCCGTCTCGACATCAATGATGAGCTTCGTCGTATGGATGAAGATGTCAGGGCTAAGGTTTATGCGGGGGCTCTGCATACGGTCTACGGCTATATCGATTACCTGGCAACGAATATGCTGCCTGACCTTTGCGACGAATCATGGCTTTACCGTCACGCAGCAATGAAACGCTGCCCCCGAAAAGATGCCGTGGCCGCGTCTGGTTTTATGCGCTGGGATGGCGTATCGAACGGGCTGAAGGTGAGTGCCGGGGCGGTAATTCAGCGTGATGACCTCGTGCAGTATACGGCGCAGGCAGATGCTACAAGTGCGGGCGGCATTCTTCGCGTCCCCGTTCTTTGCAGTGTGACAGGCATGACCGGAAATATGGATGACGGGGAGACGCTTTCACTGGTTTCGCCTGTTAATGGACTCCCTTCCGGCGGCCTGGCAGATACGATAACCGGCGGCTTTGATATTGAAGATCTTGAGGTATGGCGCGCCCGTGTTCTTGAGCGTTACTACTGGACCCCGCAGGGGGGCGCTGACGGCGATTACATTGTCTGGGCAAAAGAAGTTCCAGGTGTAACCCGCGCATGGACCTACCGGCACTGGATGGGAACGGGAACGGTTGGCGTTTTGATAGCCAGCAGTGACCAGATTAACCCTATCCTGGATGATGCAACGGTTGCAGTAGCCCAGGCTCATATAGAACCTCTGGCACCGGTTGCGGGTTCAGACCTTTATGTGTTCAAGGGAACGCCAAAAACGGTCAACTACACAATCGACCTGAATCCTGACACGCCTGAAATACGCGCGGCCGTGGAGGCGGAACTACGATCATTTCTGTTGCGGGACGGCTATCCGGAAGGAACCCTGGAGCTTTCCAGGACGAATGAGGCCATTTCTATTGCTGCGGGTGAGTACAGCCATAAACTACTTTCGCCAACAGCAGATACGCCGATCGCGAAAAATGAACTTGCCGTTCTGGGGGGAATAACGTGGGCGTGAGGAATGATGATTATGTCCAGCTTCTGGGGGCGCTGCTGCCTCCTGGCCCTGCATGGTCAGTTGACGATGTGGCGATAAGCGGCGCTGCTCCGTCTTTACTCAGGGCGCATCAGCGTGGGGACGAGCTCATGCTGGAGATCGACCCACGAACGACAACAGAGCTTATTGACCGATGGGAGCGGTGCAGTGGTCTGCCTGACGAATGTATTCCGTCCGGAACACAGACTTTGCGGCAGCGGCAGCAGCGCCTTGACGCTAAGGTCAACCTTGCTGGTGGTATTAATGAAGATTTCTATCTTCGCCAGCTGGCAGCACTGGGTAAGCCAGGAGCCACGATCACGCGTTATAACAATGGTCCATTTAAATGCACATCATCGTGTGTCGATGCGACCTACTCAACTGAATGGCGGTATTACTGGCAGGTCAATATGCCTGCTTCAACAGATGCCACCTGGATGACCTGCGCAGACAACTGTGTAACACCGGTTCGCTACTGGGGAGATACGGTTGCTGAATGCGTCATCAATAAACTCTGCCCGTCACATACCTACGTCATTTTTAAATATCCGTAACCGGAGACATTATGCATCGCATCGACACACCTACTGCGCAGAAAGATAAATTCGGCGCGGGAAAGAATGGCTTTACCCGTGGCAATCCACAGACAGGAACCCCGGCCACAGATCTTGATGACGATTATTTTGACATGCTGCAGGAAGAGCTGGCTGGCGTGGTGGAAGCTACAGGGGTTGTGCTGGATAAATCCAAACACAACCAGCTTCTGACAGCCCTGAAGGCGCTGCTTTTGAGTCGGGAGCATCCATTCGCTGACATTAAAACGGATGGCCCCACAGCAGTTAATACAGCCTTAGCTAATTTAGGGCTAGCAGACGGTACAGGGTATGTTGGCAGACTATTAGGTGTAAAAACATTTACATCAACTGGAACGTACACACCCACCACCGGTACTAAAAGTGTAATTGTAGAGGCAGTTGGTGGTGGCGGTGGTGGTGGCGGATGTGCGGCAAATGCTGCTGGAAATGCATCGGTTGGGCAGGGAGGCGGGGCCGGAGCATACGGAAAATCCAGATTTACCACTGGATTCTCAGGGGTAAGTGTTGTAATAGGTTCAGCAGGTAGCGCAGGCGCAGCAGGCCCATCAGGGGCTGGTGGATCTGGTGGCGATACATCATTTGGTACTTTATTAGTTTGTCAGGGAGGTCCGGGAGGAAAACCTGGAGCTTCTCTCACTCCGCCATCATTAGGAGAAAGTGCCACTCCAAATATATCCACTGTTACCGGAGCTAACATAGCGTCATTTTCAGGAGAATCTGGAACGAGTGGATTTATTTTCGCATCCAATAATAATACAGGCATGGTATCAGGTTGTGGGGGATCGGGGCGTTTTGGTAGTGGGGGGGCCGGTTCATCCGCAATCGGTACAGTAAATGCCGCGTCAGGGTATGGTGCAGGTGGAGGTGGCGCGATTAGTTCTAGTGCCGGTTCCGCTCAACCCGGAGCTGCTGGCTCTCAAGGTGTTGTTATTATCTGGGAGTATGCGTAATGCATAAAATCTATGCTGTAATAGCAAATGGCTTAGTGACCAATACGATTGTTTGGAATGGAAAAGATGATTTTAATCTTAATGAAGGAGAGGAATTAGTGGAAGTACCATCTCAAAGTGCCGAATTTCCTACTCCAAGTATTGGGTGGATTTTTTTGAATGGAGAATTCGTTGATCCGGGGTATCACGAATAATATTTTATGTAAAGTTATGCTTTCATTGATGCAGCGTCCAAAAAGGCTGCATCAATGAAATAGTCATTCTATTGCCCTGACCCAATACGCTCACCATCAGCGTAAGGTTTTGTGATTTTTATATATAATGTTTTACCTAAGCGCATCGCTGGTTTTTCGATGTACTTCCATGATAGTAACGCTACAGAGTACGTAAGCAAAATTGGAGCTAGTATTCCTATGACTGGCCCCAGTCCGTGATATCCAGATAAAATCTGCTGTAATGGGAACCCCCATAAATAAACACCATAAGAAATATCATTTTTAACTTTCAAGCCAACAAACCATTGATAAGACGAAAGTCTTAATGAAAACAAACATGCAGCGGAACATATGAGTAGCGCGAAAAATGCTTCATGATCACGGAAGAATAAACTTAAAATAATCAATGCAAGTGCATGCCAGGCCGATGGTTTATATGACTCCTGATTTATAGCAATAAGAGAGCCTAATGCAAAGCAGGGCGCTAGCAGATAAATGGCATTGTTATCAGAAGAAGCAAATAGCCATCCTTTAAATGGAGATATTGGTTCAAATAATATGACGAAGCAAATAATATTGGATAGAATCTTGGATTTATATACACCAATAACGTAGAGTAACGCAAGAACGAGATAACAATAAACTTCGTATCTTATTGTCCATATGGAACCATTGAATCCATGTGGATTGTCAAATCCTACACCCGGGAGGAAGTATCTAGTATCAATTATGAGGTTGTGGAATATATATTCGATTAGAAGTGGTGAGGTAAAGTATTCGTTAATAGATAGTTTTGTTAATAATGGGCCAATAACTAAAGATGGTAAAAGTATTACGAAATATAGACCAGGCAATATTCTAAATGTTCTTGATATTACAAAGTGTAATAATGACCGATTCCTAATTAAGCTATTGGTTACTAGCAGTCCGCTAATGAAAAAGAATACCTTCACCGCAAGGCCACCAGTTGTAACATACGTTAATAAAAGCTTTGTAGGGTCAGTTATATTCCATGATGGATTAATAGCAAACGAATGGTAAACAATAACAGCCGTAGCAGCTATTATTCTCAATAAATCAAAGTTGTTATTTTTTCTTAATAGTATTTCTGATGTTGTTTTTTTCAAGGTTCAGCCCATCTTTTATCAAGAAGCGTGATACTGTAATGAGTTTAAGTAAATATTTTAACCTATTTTAGCGAGAAAAGGGAGCGAAAACCGGCACGATCGGATACGGATGCAGCGCCAGTTTCGTTGTTACCACATGTACCATCAACCGTATATGTTGGGGATCCTTATGAATTCCTGCGTTGGGATGGGGGAGTTTTGGTAGAAATGGAACGCGAGTTGATTGTCAAACGTACATAAAAAGTTACCCGCAGGATGAATGCTTATCCGCTATAGCCATAATCAAAACTAGCCGTAACGGGACATAGTAAGCATCATTCAACTACTAGCCAAAACTCAGCCTCTTCAAACATATCCTGCACGATCTTACTAATCTGTTCCTTCTCATGCTTGCTAGCGTCAGTGTTGATAGCCGGTAAAGTCAGCATCGGCTTAACGCGCACTTCAGCCTCTGGAAAGACGCGGGCAACCCTCTTACATAACTCGAACAGAATAATGTCTTTTGCTCCCGGCAGACCTTCAAAATTGCGTTTGTCATAGACAAGTTCGACGAACATAACGATCCCCTTTAAGTTTAAAAAGGCTGTGCTTGATCTGTGGATATAAAAATACTACTGTATATACATACAGTCAATGGGCGCGTAAAGGTGTGTTTATGCCTCGTCAACATGATATCCATGCAGCTTTTTTGGCTGCCATACAGCAGAACCCAAAGGGCTATTTGTGTCTCAATACTAATAAATTTATCAGTGAATTACGCGCAAGAAACTGGCACTTCAGCCAGGCAGACGCGAATGCATGGATTGAGAGATACCAGCCAGACTTCGCCGATAAGACGACAAACGAAAGCGAGAACCGCTACTGGATCTTACGCAACATGGGGAGGATATTCTGATGGGCTTTCCTTCACCGGCAATGGATTACCAGGAACAGCGGTTAACCATAGATCTGCTATGCGGAATTGACGGGAACTGCCGGGTAATAGAGACGTCATGTGGCTGGGCTGTCATTAACATTGCCCTGAGACCAGAGCAGGGAGATACGCTCCTGGTAAGAATGGATAACAGGAATGAGTTTGCAAAGCTTTACGGTTCTGCGTTGGTAACTGAAGATGGTGAAGCGATAGAAGGCGACGCGCTGGATGACGTGGAGGTTTTTGGAGTGTTGACGCATAGCCTTAACAGGGTAGGGAACGACGATTGCCCGGCGATTTGATTTGAGCCCAAATTAGGGCTCTTTATCTTCATTCTTTAATCCATGTCTTTCAGCGATTTCTTTATAATTTACTGTTTTATTTAAAAAATCCTGAATGTCAACTCCTGTTGCCATCTTATAATGTAGTTTTAAGAGCGCGATCTGTTCGGTGGCTAAGTTGAACGATTTTTCCTGCAAATCAATTACGGACTTCATAGCTTCAATTTGTTGTTCATAAAGTTTTATGAGGTCTTCATCATTACCTTCCCCCTCTCCAGAATAGCCCTCAAATGATTCTTCAAGGATTTGAACGATTTCAGCATTCATTGAGCGACCATGTGCCTTGGCTTGCTCTTGAATTTTTTCTTTTAAATCAGAAGGCATCCGCACCCCATACGGTGCAATATCACGAACTTTCATAAATAACCCTGTGAATAAGAACCTTCTACACAATGTAGCTACTTCAGGTTTGACATTCTATGCTCACAATGTAATATTTGTGTAGTCATTACACGATGTAGAAAAGGTGAGCGTTATGTGTAAGGTTAGCAACATACCACCAACAGGAATCAGATTCCCAGAATACTTAAAGGAACTACTTAAGGAGGCGGCAAAAAGGGAAGGTAGGTCTGTCAACAATGAAGTGGTTAAGCGCATAGAAAGGAGCCTTAAGGAAGATGGATTTATCAAGGCTTAGAAATAGTGAAACCCCAAAGGCGGCAACCTTTGAGGCTTCTAATTTGTCAGCAACTTACGAGAAACCAACAATGAAGAGTTTAGCAAAAACAACGGCAAATTTCACTATCTTCAATTTCGGTGATAGTACGATCAGAGTAACCGATAAAAGCGGTGAACCTTGGTTTGTTGCAAAGGATGTTTGTGAAGTACTTGGTATTGCAAACAGCCGAGATGGAATTAGTAGACTGGATGCTGATGAAAAGGATGTAGCTTTAACCGACACCCTTGGTGGCCAACAAGAACTTGCTGTCGTGAGCGAGTCAGGGATGTACACATTGGTCTTACGATGCCGTGATGCAATTAAGCCAGGAACGGTGCCACATTCTTTCCGGAAGTGGGTTACTGCAGAAGTTTTGCCTGCTGTTAGGAAGAATGGAGTTTATGAAAAGCCTTTATCAAATAAAAAGGATCACCAGTCTACTGCCACCCAACTCACACCTCTTAGGCAAACAGCGGAACGTTTGATCACCACCGGAATTGGCCGCATCTATCCTGACATCTGGAAATTAGTTCATAAAAAATTTGGAGTTGACCATATCCACCAACTCCAACCAAATCAGGTGTTTGAGGCTATTGAATACTTGAATGCAATAGAAGGGGAATACATTTCCAATAAGAGTCGACAGCTATCGCTACCGATCAGTTATCCCATGTCTTACTTTGACCAGTATCGTTGGATGATTGGCGATAAAGGATTGTCTTCTCCATGGAACTATCCTGAAAAAATGCTGGTTCCAAACGGAGATTTTCCTAACCCTTTAGGTCGTCTTCTTTTTGATTTAAGGAATGTAGGTTATGAAGTTGATGCTGCGATGTTTCAACTCAAAGCCCTTCAACACCATATTGAAGCTTTGCACTCGAAAATTGAGAAGGTTAGTGCTGCTTTAAGATAGGTTAAACCATCATTTCACCATAGTTTCACCATAGAGATTTAACACAAAGAAAAAACCAGCCGTAAAAGGCTGGTTTTGATAATAATTTTGGTCGGCACGAGAGGATTTGAACCTCCGACCCCCGACACCCCATGACGGTGACCTTACTTAACGTAAGTACCGCAAGTATTGCATTTATACTTACCAGCAAAACGAAATTGACCGTTTACTGCGCTCATTGAAGACATTTTCTTTTCTGAACTTTCATAGCATTTGGGACAAAAAGGGCCATTAGGCTTTCCTTCAATTTCATTAGCCCGCCAGTAAACTGCTTCACGGAAAACAAGCTCATCAGAAGCGTCCAGTTTTCCTTGCAATTCTGTAACCTTGCGCTTCAGTTCATACATCTCCAATTGCGTATCAGCCAATTCGATTTTTGCTTCTGATAAGGCGCTGTAAAGATCACTGATCTTTAACCTCATCTCGGCATCATTGTATGCTCCAGAGGCGTTTTTAATGTCTTTGGCTAAATCAAAAGCGGTTTTCAGTGCGGTTAAACCTGTGACGATGTCTGCCATAGTACCCTCTTATACTCAGAAAAATGATCTTCAAAACAATGAGTTTACATCCAGCGAAAGATTTTTTTTGTGAATAAAATCAAACCAATTTCAGGCTCAACCATTCGCCATTGTGACTGTAGGATAACCGTAAACCATTGATTAAATTGATGTTAAAATTATGAATTAATGGCGAATAATAAACATATGTATTTGATTTTTATAGAAAACACGCGTGATTTAAAATCCCTCGGCGTTCGCGCTGTGTGGGTTCAAGTCCCACTCCGGCTACCATGGGAAAACAAAGAATAATCAAAGCAATAAGCAGTGTCGTATAAACCACCGAAAGGTGGTTTTTTATTGCCTGTCTTTCGCCATTCAACTTCGCCACAAGAAGAGGGCACTACTGCCCAGCGACCACCACTCAAATGTGGATCACGCGAAAAGTTGCGGTTGATTTTATCCTATTTGATGCCATTCCGTCATTCTATTATGACAGGAAGACGTTAAGACTAAGTCTTTAACATCAAGCCCACCAATCGGTGGGCTTTTTGATGGAGTATGAGCAATTGAGGTCTTCAACGTTCGTCAAAAACCTTGAGTATCGCGATTCGGTATATAAAGTAACCAAGGACAATGAGAGCACCAGACGCTGCACCCCAGATAAAACGGGATTCGTCTTTTGAAAATGAAAAGAAATAAATACAGAACAATAGGCCCGCAGAAGCCATTCCCATCCCCAACCCGCGCAAAATTCGAGATGCTATTAATTTGATAATGTCCTGAGTGTTCATAATCCACCAAAAAAGTATTTGCACACTTCGTTAAATTCGTGCTTGTTTACATCTGGCACGCTTCAGGCGTCAAGAAAAGGTTTCAATTTCTCTTCAACTAGAAAATACAGAAGATCCAAATCACCCATACCCTTAAGTCGGTAGTAGAGTGCAGGGTTCTGGTTTTCAAGCTTTCGGGCCGTATAGATAGCTCTCGATGTTTCTGCGCCAATCGTGAGGGCGCTTCCGATGACCACGCCAGCGGCGAACGAGGTCATAATGCGTGACGACACGGCAGCACCCAGTTTTATTCCGGTTAGTTCAGCGAATATGAATTTACCAGCCATTACGCCGGTAAAATTTTGTGCAATACCCTGAATACTGTCCATGTTAATATTCGCTGCCATACCAGAACGTTAAGCCTAACTCTCTAATATCAAGCCCGGAAAGCAGGGCGATTTTCAGCTAACCTGCAACCAATCTTAAACAAACATTTCACTCGCCAGACACTGGTTGCCGCCGCTGATAAACTGGTTGGTATCCACCCTGGAGAGCGGAAGGTTATTGTCATGCAATATGAAGAACAGCAGCTTATCAACGGCCTTTTCGAGCGCCTTAAACAGGCCGGACAACGAAACAGCCAACGGGATGCAGATGCGGAGCGTCAGATCGCTGAATTTGTCAGACAGCAGCCTGCGGCCCCCTACTATATGGCGCAGTCGATTTTGATTCAGGAAGCGGCGCTGAAACGCCTGCAGGCCCGGGTTCAGGAGCTTGAAAGCGAATTAGCCGCGCAAAAAAGCAAACCCTCGACGGGCGGCAGTTTCCTCGGCGGCCTGTTTGGTGGCGGAAAAAGTAACCCGCAGACTGAAAACAGCTGGAATGCCCAGCCGCAACAGCCGCCGGCGCAGGATTACTCTCGGGCGCCAGCGCCGGCTACTCGCGGCGGTGGTTTTATGGCTGGCGCGCTCCAGACAGCCGCTGGCGTGGCCGGTGGCATCGCGCTTGGCGAGATGCTTACCAGCATGTTCCATCAGTCGCGGCCGGAAGAGATTGTGAACATCATCGAAGAACCGACAATGCCCGTCGGTGGTGAACCGTTTGTCGGTAATCAATACGGCGACGTTAATAACGTCTCTGACACCCGTTTCCTCAACCAGAACGATCCGTTCGGCAGTAATAACGACGCCTGGCAGAACGACGATGTAGATGACGACTACAGCAATGACGACGACAGTTTTATTTAGCGACGTTATCGTGTAACCACCGAAATGAAATTAACCCCGAAAGTTGGGTATCCAGCGATTAGGGGCTTTGCTTTTCCGGGTCAAAAAAGCCTTCGAGGCTAAGCCTGAAGGCTCATAAATCACATTCTTGTTACTGCTTTTCTTACTAAAAAACCTGTAAGAATTGCCGGAAGCAATCCAAATATAGAGGCGATATCGACTAACGTATCCTCCAGTTCTGCTATCCCGTATGTGCCTAAATGATCCATCACGGCATAAGCCCATTCGTCAGCTAACAAATCACACTCCACCCAAATACGCCTTCCTCACCTCCTGATTCCCCAGCAATTCCTCACCGCTGCCGCTCAGCCGGATCTGTCCGTTCACCATCACATACCCCCGGTCAGACAGCTTCAACGCATGGTGCGCATTCTGCTCCACCAGAAAAATGGTCATACCGCTGCGGGCCAGCTCTCGCAGCGTCTGGAAGATCTGCTTCACCACAATCGGGGCTAAGCCCAGGCTGGGCTCATCCAGCAGCAGCAACTTCGGACGGCTCATCAGCGCCCTGGCGATCGCCAGCATCTGCTGCTCACCGCCGGACATGGTCATCGCGCGCTGTTTACGTCGCTCTTTAAGGCGAGGGAAAAGGTCAAACATGGTTTGCATATCTTCAGCCGCAAACTGATTGCCGATGGGAATGGTCCCCATCAGCAGGTTCTCTTCAACGGTCATATCCGGGAAGATTCGTCTGCCTTCCGGTGCCTGCGCAATGCCGCCGGACGCGACGTAGTGGGTGGATTGATGGCTGATGTCTTCACCACAGAACAGGATCTGCCCGCTGCGGATACGGGGTTGACCAAAGATTGACATCAGCAATGTCGATTTACCCGCGCCGTTTGCGCCAATCAGCGCCACGGTTTCCCCCTTATTCACCTCAAGAGAGACCTGCTTCAGCGCCTGAATGACGCCGTAAAACACATCCACTTCGCGAAAAGCCAGCAGCGGTTCGCTCATAGGGAAACCTC